CATTAAGACCATTTACATCTTATTGTATTAGATATAGATTTAATGAAAATTATTTAGATGATATGATATAAAATATTACAGACTTAATTGGAAGTTTTTTAAATTTACAAATATACAATTTAAAAAATATATAAATTATATATATGAATCAAATAATTTTTTTATTGATGTTAATAATATTAGCACTTGGACTTCCATTAGTATTTAATTTTTCCTCATTAGTTGAAGGCTATTCAAATTATAAAACAAGCCAATCTATGGGTGAATATCCTAATGCTCAAACTCAGGTTTTAGTTCAAAATACTTATCCTCCAATTGGCAAAAATCAAATATCAGATGACACATCAAACGATATTTGGAAATACTATCCAACCTTTTCATTAGGCTCTTACGACCAAATTACAAATAATGTAAGATATCCAAGAAATCCCGATATAGGTAGATGTACACCTGCGTCGATGTGTGGTGCATTATATCATCAAAAATATTTAGGAAGTAATACTATTACACCTTTACCTCCTGTTTCAGAAACAGGAACAAGAGTTGGTTACTTTACGACAGATGAACAATTAATCGATAGCTTACCATTTAGCAGTGATGAGCCTAATATATTATATTAGGTTTGATTATCAATTTTGATTACTTTTAAAAAACATACTTCCTTGTCATCAACGTAATGTTTAGTTGGCTGTTCTTTCTTCGTTTTTCTATTCGGTGCTCTATGCTCATAACCAGTCACGCGTTCATGTTCAATTATATTCCAAACTTTTTCTAATTGAACTACATTTTTATTAAACCAATCTTTATTTCTTATGACTAAAACACAGCTTAACTTTTCTAGTCTCCAATAAATAAATTTCATAAATGTATAGTTATAAGGTTCTGATTCATATTTGTGAATAGTATTTTCCTCCCACTTTGCAACATCCTCTGGAGTCTGTGTATCAAGTGGCATATATTCGTAGTGTGGTCTACCTTCTTTTGTATGAAAATATATAATTTGCCCTTTATAATTACCATCTAAGGTTGTTACGTAACTATTAAATTCATTACCTTGATAACATGATTTGGACGAATCACTCATATAGGTCTCATAATTTGGATATTCAACAAATTTGGTTTCCAAAAAATCACACTCATCTAAATGACAAACTTCCATTTGAAGTTGCATCTGAACCCAATACTCTTTCTTTGGAATGCCGTTAATTTCACGATTAACTATATTTTTAATTTCTAACATACGACCATAACGTCCTGTTTTAGATTCAATTACAATTCCATCTGGTGATGCTCCAATAAACTTATAGACAGGGTGTTGAATGCATCCAAATTCTTCCACTTTTGAACCGTACATATGCTCATAGATTAGAACAGATAACGGTTCGTATTTTTGCCCCCAATGTAGAGGTGTGTTAGTATTTACCAATTTTATTTCATCATCATTTTCAGCATTAAAATCTTTTAAAGGTTGACATTTTTCATAAATAAGTTGATTTATTGTACTTTGAGATTCAAAGGCTTTCCACGCATTGCTTGCAGTAATCAAATTCCAACGAAATTTATACCATTCTGGTGTTCTTTGAACTGGTTGCGGTATTTCTCTTAAAGCTTGAATTTTCTTCTCTATTATATTTATCTCTTCCGAATTAGTTTCATTACATTGTTCGTCGTCTTCTTCGATTGCAGGTTGTATAGAGCGTTCTGGATGAAATGTTGTTATATAGATATTAAATGCGTCTTCTAATAAGTCGTTCATGTCATCTTCAATATAATCGCTATCTAAAATATGGTCTTCCATTTGTATATAGAAGATATCTTTTATTTCTTCTAGCAAAATCTCTTGAAAATTTGGGTCAGAAATTGCGGTGGGATTTTCTGCCATATATTCTTCCATTAAATGTAACGCAGTTTCTACCAAATCAACAGCATAATTTTCCGAAAAAATAGATGGTTCATCTTCGAATACTAATGTATCCAATATGTCTTGTAACGTTTCTAAATCATGTATAAAAGTAGTCATACTATATATATTATTTAAATCTATTTAATATATAATTAAATAATTATATATCAAATAAATAGTCATCTTAATTTTCATCGTCTTCTTCTGAATCAGAATCAACTGCTTTTGCTTCTTTTTTTCGTATAGTACCTTGACCTGATTTTTTTGGTGCTAATGATTTAAGTGTTGAAACTCTTTTATCTATATTTTTAAGTGTAAAATGTTTCGATGTTTTTATATAACATAATGCTGGAATATCCTTAACAACTCCATTTTCTTTATCATATATTACATCTTTGACTCTTTGCAATTTTTTGTGGTCTAAACAGTCTCTTAAAAATGTTATTAATAAATCGGATTCTTCATTTGAAAGATTATTTTCTTGCCTATAATTTTCTACATAATCTTGTAGCTTCTTAGTTTTAACTGTTTTATTTAACTTGCACCATGGCTCATTTACATTATTAATCTTTTCATTCTCTAGAAACTTATCCAAATTCGACAAGTCATTTGATGATTTAGTTTCTGGCAACTGGACACCATTTAGAAGCATAGTTTTGTACTTGATATTTTTGAGCTCTTGGCAATCGATTTTAATTGAGGAGTCTAGCATCTTATATAATATATAAAATTGAGTTTAACTTACTTTCGTAAAATATATATTAATCAAACAATATTTATATCAATTACATATTAAATATATTATAGGTCTAAATTATATGGAAGATAATATCATTAAAAAAAGCATTGCATATAATGCTGTCAAAAAATTACCAAGAAAACAACTAATTAAAGAACATGATAAAGAGAAGAATAAAAAACGAGTTGAATCTGAAAATTGGAAATTTAGTGTAGAAAATTATGCTTACGAAAATCAGATTAAAATGATGAAAGATATATTAGCTAATAATTATAATCACAATGATTATGTATCAAAAATTGCTATTCAACAAATAAATAGAAAAATATATGGTTATAAACAACAAGATATCATTAAAAAACTTTTAAACGAAAAAGATTTCATAACTTTACAGTCAGTGATAGATAAAATGGTTGATTGTGCATTAAAATGTTATTATTGTTCTTGCGAAATGAATGTTCTGTATGATATCTCGAGAGAAATGAAACAATGGACTGTAGATAGAATTGATAACGACTTAGGACATAATTTAACAAACTATTATTTAGCTTGTTTAGAATGTAACTTAAAACGAAGGAGAAGAAGTGACGACAAATTTTTTTTTACAAAACAAATGAAGTTAGTCAAACTTCCTGGAGAGAATAATGAAGACAAAAATGAAGAAGAAGAAGATAAGGATGATTCGTTTGTTTAATAATATTAATTAATCTTATATTATTAAATAATGGAAAATAAAAAAATAGATTATTGTGATGAATGCGTAAAAGAATTAGATGAATTTAGTAAAGGAATTCGTGACTCTCGTTCAAATTATTTAGGCGAAAAAAATAATTGCGCTATTCATAATCCAAGTGTTAAAATTCATAATCCGAGTGTTAAAATTTACAACGCAAATGGTATAATTAAATGGACTGATGGTCAACTATATGAGAGGTCTAGAAGAATGAAACATCAAATTGAAATGGAACAAGAGCAATTTAGTAAAGAAATGGAATCATCAGCATATACTTCTTCATTAAATCACGACGAGAATACTTGGGATATTCTAAATCAATCACTATCTGGTGCAGGTTTTAAAGTATCGAATAAGAGAGAAGAATTGGGTAATAAATTAGCTGGTAGAGAAATGCTTCAACAAATTGGGTTTAATCCTTTTTTAGGTCAAACGAATTACGTTGATGATATTTCAATTAGAGACCAATTTTTAAAACCAATCAATACCACTCAGGATGATACAAAAGTTCCGTTTAGTAGCTAAATTAAACCAATGTCTTGTTACACATTGTGTAAAGTAATCTATTGACAAAATAAGCAATAAACATATTAAACAAAATAATTAAACCATTTATAACATTTACTAATTTAATTTTACCAAAGTTTTTTATTAAGTAATATATTTCTGTAGTAAATAATATAACTAGACTAATAAAGAATAGTGCTGATATAATAAGAAAGTAAAAACAAGCACTTTTATCTAAAGGACCAAAAAAAGAAGTCATCAAATCCGACATTATAATATATACAAAGTTTTTTTATTTATCATATAAAATATTAATGAAACTTGACAACAATTTCAACATCTTCCTTCTTGATGCTTTTTGTTGCAGAAATAGATAATTCTTCCCTCTTCTTTCTAGTCTTTGAATTATCAACAGATTCTTTTCGCTTTGAAGTACTATTTCTACTATTCATATCTTTTTCAATTATCTCATAATTCTCCTCAATAAAATTAATTACCTTATTCTCGATAGCCCATTTAAAGAAATTCAATTGTCCAATTGTTGTCTCAATACATGTTCCATCCTTATATGGAATACTAATCCTATCCCATCTACAAAATGGATCAAAACGCTTCTTGGAATATGCTTTTAATTTAAGCTTATAATCAAAATAAACTTTAAAACGAACATTGTCACCATTCTTATTAGTCATTTCATATAGTGTATAGTTTTTTTTAGCATAATTAGTAGCAAACCAATCAACAATTCTTAGAGAGATTTTAGACTCACCTGTAATAATTTTTAACATTCTTGTTAGATTATCCTCTTCCTTATAAAATTCCAATAAATTATTTAGTAATAATTCATTTTGCGTTGTATAATTAACAGCCATGCTCATTTATGATAGATTTTTAAATATTTATTTAAGTTGTTTATATGCAAATATATATTTTAAATAATCTGTATAATATTTTGAAAAAACATCATGTGGTGTTGGTTTAGTCTTATAATCAGTTTTATCTTTTTTTAATATATTGAATTTCATAAGAAATTCCTGGATATGTTAAATTGTCCCATTTTAAATCTTCACAGGTGTAAATAAGTATTTGAATATATAAATTAAAATAATATAAAGACCTTTAAGTTGTTTAATTTATATATTAACATCTTCTCATTTGATTTTTTATTTGATTTTTTATTTGTCTATTTTGAGCTACACGCTGGGCTCTTGCGTTTGCATTAGAAAGTCCATACTTGTAGTTAAAAAACTGAACATTGTTATGATTCATCCGTTCTTCCTTTTTTCTCTCTTTTTCTTCTTTTATCTCTCTTTCCCTTTTCTCCCTTTTCTCCTTTTTCTCCTTTTTTCTTTATTTACACCTTTTTACATTTCAAACGCCGATTTTTACAGCATTAAAAAAATAAAAAAATGTAAAATCAATATTGATGGTCTTACTTTTTCTTCTTCTCTTTGGTTATTGAAGAAGTGAAAGACGAAATGTTATTTTGAAATTCTGTTGGTCTTGTTTGTTTCTCTATCCAACATTTTGTCAATTTCAAAATATTTATTGAGGAATTTGCATCTCTTGTTCTAAATACGATTTTTTTGTTTTCGCAACTCACGCAGTTAGAACAAACCAACAGACGAAATACCTTTTTATTTTCTTTATCTTTGTAATACTCTAAATCTTTATAACAATCACAACATTTCTTACTTGTATTACATTCATTTATGGTTATTGTATCATATTTTTTATGAATTAATTTTCTTAATCCTTTATTCATTGTAGGCATAAAAAATTTCATTTGAGTATCTCTACTCCAATTTCCATAACCAATTAATATATTTTCTCCAAATATTTCTTTTATTTTATTTAAGAATGTATCAATACTTTTCTTACCATAACTATATTGACGAAATTTCATTTTTCTCCAAGTGTCTCTTTTGTAAAATTCTATGGTTTCTTTGTTTAGTTTATTTTTCTCAACAAGATATATTTTGAATTTATCATAATTAACTGATTTACTATTTTGGAAAGATAATTGTGTTTCTTTTTCAATAATTCCATTTTTCTTTCTTTCATATAATAAAATTAGTTGATTACATTTTGCTTTACTTTCTCGTTTTCTTTGTGGTGCTGTGTATTGTAATTTATTTCCTTTATTATCCATCATATACACTAATGAACGCTTACCAGGGTCGCAACCAATAATAGTTCTATCTTTTAATGTTTCTAATTGTTTTGTGGATAAATCTTCTATGTTATAAAAATCTTGTTCTTCTAAAACAGGAACTCTTGCACCCCATTTTTTATCCTTCAAATCTTTTCTAATAAATAATAAGCAACAACTAATTCCGTCTGTTTGAATTTGGTTATGAAATTGGTAATGTTTGTTATTAAAAATTCTATGTTTTAAATTTAACAAATTACTCCATACTTCATTTTGATTATCCTTCACATTACTCAATAATTCACCCTTCTTAATTTTATTACCATCTTTATCTTTTTCAGGGCAAAATAAATTAATAATACACGCAGTATCTAAAATAATGTGTTTTGGTATAATATTAATTCTTAATGGTAATGGTTGAAATAATTTACTTTCTTGTTTTTCCAATACAGAATTCATATACAACATTCCTTTCAAATACTCAAATGGTCTAACCTTGACATCATAATAAACAGATTTTTTAACATTTTCAGGAATGATATTTCGTAAATGTGTATCTTTCCATAAATTAAATATTTCATTTGTATCTGTTAATTCCATAAGGTTCTTTTTGAATTGGAATAATATTGGCTTATCTTCTGTAATATCATTTGTAGTTTTATTAATAAATCGTAAGAAATGTTGAATAAAATGCTCTTGGATATTATTTGATAAAGATGTATGAATTTGAGTTGCTAAATAAGGTAGTAAAAAAGTAGTATTCTTTAAATTCGTTTTTTCGTGATTAAGTAATGGTTGATATTCAGTTTTATAAAATCCTTCTAATGTTTCCAATAGTTCTGTATCTGTACATTTCTTCCCTCTATTATCACGAGTGCCTAATGTTTTGATACAATAAGAAATAAATGTATCACTCAATTCAGGTAAAGGATTATTATTAGTATAACAATGAAGAATGTATAACCTTATAAATTGATAAGTATGAATAACTAAATCATTCATTTCAAAAACCAAATTATTTATGACAGGTTGTATTATATCACGATTTAGCAAAATCGTTTTCAAAGGAATTTTTAGGGTTTTGTAAGCAGACTTTTCGTTATTCCTAAATTCTTTGAATTCTTCCTTTTTCTTTTTCTTAACTTTCATTTTATATATATTATAAATATTTTATTTTTAAGTTGTTTTAACGCAAAATATTTAAAGATAATTTGTTTATAATTATTATATTTATAAATAAATGGAAATGATAAATGAAATGGAAACAAAATATTATTGTGAATGTTGTAATTATAAATGTGTATATCCAGCACACTGGAAGCAACATATAGAAAGTGAAAAACATAAAAATAATGGAAAACGAAAAACGAGAAGTGATAAGGTATTAGAACCCAAATGTAAGCATTGTGAATATACCACAAAGAATTTAACTTGTATGAAAGTTCATTGTCTAACGCAACATTCAAATAAAGAAGAAAGAAAAAAAGAATTTAAATATTATTGTGATAAATGTGATTTTGGAACTTACGCAGAAATACTATTTACACGACATTGTGAAACAAAGAAACATAAAGAAACAACTTAAATATATAATTACATTTAATATAAAGAAAATGCATTGGGTTTATATCTTGCGATGCGAAGATGATTATTATTATGTTGGTGAGACAAGTAGATTATTTAGAAGATTTTGGGAGCATCAAGGAGGAATTGGAGGATTAAATACTTCAACCTATTCACTAGAAGAAATAGTTGCTATTTACAAAGTAAATACTATTTGTAAATTTATGGATTATAATGAATATGTAAGCAAAATTTTAGATGGCGTTTGGTATGAAAATTATAAAGGTTTCAAATTAAGAGATTTTAATGACGAAAACGAAGAAGAACATTATGATAATTTATGTGCTGAAAATAATATCGCAGAATGTTTGATGACACATAAAAAAGATGAATGGAATAAAATTAGAGGTGGTAAATATACAAGGTTTGATATTGAATATAAATATCCTGATAATAATTATATAAAAGATTTACCTCTATGTAAATGTGGATTGCCTTGTGATATTAGAAAGAATGAGGATAAAAATTATTTATATTTTAGATGTGCTAAAAAAAATATGTGGGATAAATTAAGGGAAGAATTTGATATTGATGATGAACCTTGTAATTTTTTTATGGAATATACAAAAGATAAGCAACTTAAAATACAAGAAAATAATAAGTTTGAAGAACGAAGTAAGAAGTTAAAAGAATTATTCAAAAAATCATTTTGGTTAAAAAATGTTGAAATAAATGATGAAAATTATCCAAAACAATGCGTTGGAGGTTGTAATAGAACAAGTGAAAGCATAAAATTAACATATGCTAATCAAAAACGTAATTTATGTTTTGATTGCTTTATTGAAAAAAATGAAGAATTGAAAAATAACCACAACAACAAAGATATAGGAAAATGTTTAATTAAAATTAAATAAATAATTACTATAAAAATATATATTATAATAATTATGCCTACACACAAGAGTAATGATTACAAATTGACAGCAGTTCAATATTATTTAGTAGAAGATACGACACAAGAGGAAGTATGTAAAATATTCAAATGTAGTCCAAGAAGTTTAATGCGTTGGGTTAATCAATATAAAAAAGAAGGGAATGTAAATAAACATTACAGAAAACCTATTGCTTACAAAGTTAAAAAAGAATATGTCAAATTCTTATTAGATGAGTTGAAATCTAACAAAACTATTACATTACAAGAATTAAATGAAAAACTTAAAAACAAGTATAAGATAGACATAAGCACTACACAAATTTTTAGAGTTATAAATGACAACAATATTACACTAAAACAAACGAGAATAAGACACGAACCCATAAAAAGATTTGGTAAAGACATTGACATAAATAATAAATTAGATGAATTTTATAAACAGGTTAAAAAGTATAAAATACAAGATATAATATGTATTGATGAGACAAGTATAAAATCATTACAAAAACGAAATCATTGTTATAGTGAAAAGGGTAAGAGATGTGTTATAAAAACGCAATCACAAGAAGTATTCAAAAAATATACAGGTATATTTGCTATAAATGTTAATGGTGTTGTAGATTGGGAATTATACGAAAAAGGAGGCATTAATACAGATAGGTTAATTGATTTTTTAGAGCAAAATATAACAAATAAATTACGAGATAAATTAATTATTTTAGATAATGCGAGTTCTCATAGAAACGAAAAAATAAAGGCATTAGTAAATAAGCATAACAATATATTATATGCCGTCCCATATCAACACTTTACAAATAGCATTGAAAATTATTTTA